TTGAGCGTAAAGAACGTGAACTGGAAGAATACATGGCTGGTGTTGGCGGTAAACGTGCTGAGCGAAAGAAAGAGCGAATCCGTGAAAAGGAACTTAAGCGTCAAGAATTTTTAGAACAGTCCCGTAAACTTAGCGAGCGACGACAACAATCAGCACAAGCAAAGGATGACGCACGTGTTCAAGCCGAGAAAGATGCCGAAGATGCAAAGCGCCGAGCCGAGGAAGCAAAGCACGAAACAAAGCGAATCAAAGATAAAAAGAAGCGAGAATATCAAGAGCGTAGGCTAAGGCGTGAAGGCAAAGAGCCTGAACAAGCCACTGCTATTGAAGACCCTGATGCTCCTATCGAAGGCGTTGTTGAAGAACTCAATCGTCGTGAACAGGCGAAGTTGGGAGAAGCAAAGAAACCTCCTACTGTTCAACCCTCTCGACGTGTCGCTGTTCGTCGCCCTCCACCTGCTCCGCCGAAAAAAGAAGAAGACGATGAGGAAGATTGGGAGAAATATCAACGAGAGCAAGCGAACATAGGCTCGTATGACCCATACGGAGATGATTGAGATGTGGCCGACACTTATCGTAGGCGAATCAGACATCCATCTTGACATGGGTCACGAACAATCGACCATGATTGCATCTTCGCTTTTGGGTCATCCGTCACTTCGTGACGATATGATGAAGGCTGTCAAAATCGCAAAAGAGGCTGCACCACAGCAACCTATCTTACAGATTGAGACGCATGTGTTCCCTGAAAACGGTGACTCGTGGTTTGACGCATATCTTGGCAAGAGTGCTGACGAGGTCGTCAAAGACCTCAAGCGTGCTCGACGCAAGATGAAAGACATGAAATTTGACATTGATGGTGCTATCAAAAGCGTGCGTGCTCTCAAGGCTCAAGAAGTGGAGCAAACCATATCCTCTATTCCGTGGGCAATCGAACACGCTGACACCATTCGCAATCTTGGTTTGAGCGACCGCAACCTCAAATCGCTCCGTACGTTTGGTACAGCAAGAGAATCAACCTTGTTGCGAGCCTGTCACATGTGGGAAGCAGCCGATGAAGCCCTCAAGATGCTCGATGATTTTGAGGATGTTTGGGGTGACGAAGAACGAAGTGCTTGGGTTACTGCTATGCAACAGCGACAAGACGCACGCAAGATGTGGCGAAGCGGTCTTCATCAAATCGACACACTCAGCAAAGAACAGAAAAATTGGCTTGAATTGGCAAAGAAAGAATTGCAAGACAAAGGGCACATGGGTGCTCGTGACATCACTGCCAACTTAATTGAGAAAGGTGTGAATCGACTTTCAGCCACACGCATGAGCAAGTTGCTGTCAATGTTTGGCGAGGAGATGGATATTGTCAAAGCACCTCGACGTGGAGAATATGTTCTCCTTTCGTGCGACGGACTTGTCATCAAAGACCCGTGGGCGTATGCTGCGGGATTCATGGACGCTGATGGTTCAATTTTCATTACCAAACGTGGTGAAGTCCGTGCATCAGCGGTAGCCACTGGAGACAGAGGACGCATTCATTGCGAGCGACTACAGAAAACGCTTGGCTGTGGTACACTTTCGCTCGACGAAAAGATGTCAAAGAACAGCAAGCGCACAACGCATCGACTCAACTTCCACTCACGAGATGATTTGAAGAAAGTTCTTAACGGAGTGCTTCCGCACTTGCAATTAAAGTCGACTCAAGCAAAGGCCGCATTGCGATTCCTTGAAGAGAATGACACGATGAAAAAGGAGCAGTATCGTATGTTGGTCATGTTTGAAAACTGGAAGGACGACGCTGACGCTGTCCAAAAGAAATTAGATGCATGGGGTGTTGATGCGGACACTATTCGTTCTTGGGGAAGTGATTTGTGATGGCAGATGAAAAAGTCAAGGGTGTTCTTGGTCGTTTGGCCGACCGATTTAGACGACGACGTACACCTGAGCCTCAGATGCCATTGTACACAACGGGCATCCAAGAGCCAGTTATTGTTCAAGGTATTACAATACCTGCACTATACTCGGTTGCATCTGAGAACCTGATTCTTCGCACAGTGCTTTCGACGCTGCAACAAGAGATATTCCGACGTGGGTACTACTGGGACAAGAAGTTTCACAAGAAGTGCATAGAGTGTGACAAGGAGTATCAGCACGATGTCGATACGTGCGTCGAATGCGGTGGTGACGTCCGTGACCCTGACCCGAACGAAACGGTGTATGGCCGATGGCTTGTCAATCAACGTAACTCGATGGAACAGAACTTCATGGACGTGCTGCGTGAAATAGAATATGACCTTAACATCATGGACGACGCGTTTTTGATTCTCGTCAAAGAATACTACGTCGACCCTGAGACCAACGAAGTAGCCTTTTACCGTGTCAAAGAGATTTTGCGTGGCGACCCTATCTTCATGCGTATCGTTGCGGACAAGCGAGGTGTACGTGGCGGTCGATACAAGGTGTGCCCATTGCATCGCAATCAAGTGCGTGGCTACAGCGAAACCGACAACAACTGCGAGATATGCAACCACGAATTAGAAGATGTGCACCACGTCAACACAGGTGGTGCAGGGAAGACGCAATACTATCTCAAGGGTGAAGTTATTCACGTGAGTAAATACAATCCGTCGAAGTTGTATGGTAAATCGCCTGTGTCAACACTTTGGCGTCAGGCTATGACGCTTACAGCGATGGACAACTACATGTACACAGCATACAGCAAGCGCCGTGTCCCACGTGGTTTGATTTCAATCACCACGGACAATCTTGAATCGATGAAATCGTTTTGGAAGGGCGTTGATGAGAAACTTGAACGTGACCCACATTACATTCCGAAGGTCGGCATCGAAAGTCAAAGCGGACGAGGTGGTGTCAACTGGGTCAAGTTTATGGACACGCTTGAAGAAATGCAGTACATCGCTGTCCGTGATGAAATGCGAACCCGCATTGCAGCGTTCTATGGCGTATCGAACGTGTTCATGATGGACACAGGTAAATCAGGTGGATTGAACAACGAAGGTTTGCAAATTCTTGTTACCAACCGTGCTGTTGAGTTCGGTCACAAAGTATACACTGACCACCTCTTCCCACGACTGATGGAAGAGATGGACATCAGCGATTGGAAACTTACGCTTTATCCGAACGAAGAAGAAGACGAGGTTACTCGACTCCGACGAGACGAGATGGAGGTCAACATTGCACAGCGTATGGCACAACTTGGATTCAAGCCTGAACTTATCGAGGAAGGCGGTCGAGATATTCGTTTCATTTACAAGCCGATGGAGCCGGGTATGGGAGGCCAACCTCAGATGGGCGGTATGCCCGGTGGTATGCCCGGAGGTCCTCAGCCAATGGCACAGCCCGGTGGCCTGCCAAGTCGGAACATGCCACCACAGTTGGCAGGCGCACTGGCAGGTCAGGCAAGCGCAGGCTTGAGACAAGCACAAGGACCTGCTTCACAGCCCGGAGGAGAGGGGATGGGTATGCGTACTCCACGTGGACCTGCCAGTCCACAGAATCGAACAAGCATGGGTTCAGGCGCTCCGTTTTCAAGTGTTCAGCAACGAGGGCCGCAAGGTACACCGCTTAGCCAAGCCATGAACAATATACGAAGAAATTGACGGAACATTCAATACGATGAAGGTTATGGGATGCGTATGGACCTGACGAAGATGGACCCTATGGCTCGTAAAATGCGTTCACATGTTGATGCATTTTTCAAAGCAATCGAAAACAATGATAGTGTGTCGGCAAGTTCACACATTAACGAAGTGAGTAAGTATGCTGAGTACTTGTCCGAAGACGTTTCAAAAGCACTACTGAAAGCCGATATGCCACAAACACGAGGTGTCAACGACATCTACGCAGGCGGCGTACCAGTCCGCAAATTCAACACAATCCAAACCGTTCACGAAGCAACAACTCAAGTATTGCCCGGTACAATCCGAACAAGTCGACGTGGACCTATCATGCAACGTCGAAACAACAGGAACCTTTGAGGTGATTGAATGAGCGAAGAAGTCGTAGAAGAGGGAACGGCTGAGAAACTCATGGGTGCTTTGATTACAAAAATGGAAAGCATGGACAACAGTCTTAGCATTCTCAAAGCAGAAAACAGTGCACTCAAACAACTTGTTTCTGACCCTGCCGTGTTGTTGAAGCGCGCAGGTTTCATCCGAAGCGGCTCCAACAGCGCACCAATGGACGTCATGCCTGACTTGTTCCGTGGTGACGCTACCTATGATATTCTCAAAGATGAATCAGTCAGCGGTATTCCAATCCCTGAGAGCAATCAGGAGTTCCACGAAATGGATTGGGCTGACATTCACCGCCTTGCCGAAGAAGCAAAGGGCACAGGCAACATAGGAAACAACATCGGAATGGAGTGATAACATGCGACCACGATACGAACCACGAAGTCCAAAAGTCGACATATTGTTGAAAGCAGCCAAAGAACTTGAGAGTCGACTCATTGCAAAGGAGCAAGGTATCTCTTTCCAACAAAAAGAAGGAACAACACTTGGTGATGTTCAGTTTCACGTACAGGTCGGTGGCGAAACTGGTGTCCAAAATCAATACTATTCGACCAATCAACGTCTGATTGACGTTGAAGATGTCACAAACAAGGGTGCTATATCAGAAAACAGCGACATCCTTGACAAGAACCCACACTACCCAACGGCACTCTCAACGCTCGCAGGGCACTTTGTGGACGGCGGTGGAGAAGCGCAATCGCTCAAGAAAGCGTTGGAAGCACGCATGTACCGCCAGTGAATGGCGGTGATTAAGTGACGATTCCGAACCCCAGTGGTGGAGAGGAACAAGAAGGGGCTGACCCATCGTTTCAGTCTCCCTTTCCATTAGCGCAACAGCCTGACCCTACTTTTGAAGACGTTGCATCTCTCGGCATTCTTGACCCGTCAACAGATATGCGGGTATCGGAGGGTATGGATAGAGCACCCAAAACGATGGCTGAATCGGTTGAAGGCGGTGCTCCCTTTGCTGAGCGCATTAAGTCACACGACAGTATCGTGCATATGGGTTCGCAGTGGCTTCATCAACAGATACGACCACCAAGTCGAGAACATCAGGGTACACAAACCGAGCACTTTTTTGAAGACCATTATCACAGTCCTGACTTCAATCCGCTTTGGGGTGACCATGACGAAGACGACGACGAATCGCATCCTGAGTTCAGCAACGTGTTGGAGCGTTATTTTCTTGACAATGTTCTCGACCCTAAGGTCGAAAGTGTAGCACAAGAGCATCACAGAAAAGAGGAGGCTCACCATCGACATCACGGAGATACTGCACTGTACTCACCTGCCATGTACGGTAAGGAACGGGTGTCTAATCATACAATATACGAGATGAATTTCATCAACTGGGAAGCAAGCCCTGCGGGTTTGAAAGCACTTCAAGAAGAGACACTACTGGGTCGTGAAGGTAATGACTTTGACGAAGCCATGCGAAGACGGCACATGTCGGATGCTAAAGATACGTGGAAAGATTTTGACACAAAGGGCGAAGGAACAGACCGCACTGTCGGGCTTGGTGAATTGGATTACTACTTTGGACTGGAATGGCTCAGTCCCAAAGACAGGATTACGTTCTATGAACACATGATGGAACACGGCTCGATGGACAAGGACAATGCATCTGTTTTCTTACCTGACTTGGGTATGAAAGTACCTATGGGTCGTTTCGTAGCAAACTTTCATCAGCGCTATGCTCCAGTTCACGCACACCACACACGTGACGTGGACGCTACAGGCGAACCCGGACTTGGTCGTCTTTACACTCCTCCACAGGACGACATCAATCCCGCTGAGATGTACAATGACCTTGAGGGTACAGAACTATTTCATCGACTGAAAGATTTCTACGAAGGGATTACTGGCGAGAAGTTGAAGTATTTGGCGAAGGTCGATAAGGGTCGACTTGTACCAAGCGATGCAAAAACAATCACCCCCAACGATTTGTTTGCTATGGCGAACATGGGTCGTGCAGGTCAGAAACTCATGCGGTACGATGACCCATACTATTCACTCAACCGAGGCGACCCTCGTACGATTGCTTTGCTTGATTCATTGGAGGGCATCGACGAACTTGTCAAAGACTTCGTAGGTATTCACAGGGACGCTACAAAACTGAAAGGTAACGGTCGTCGACTACGAAACGCCATTCAGTTTTTCACACAGCCGTTTCTTGCAACCGAAGGTAACAACGCACACCCTGAGTCGTACACGGGCGGTAAGCAAGAATCACTCAGCCATCACTTTTCCACACCGTTCTTGGGAAGAGGCGGACTTGGTAAGACGCACGCAACTCGTCTGAACACCATGCATGCAGCGCATCGCTTTTCGCCCGAAGAGGGAGACGCTATGTCGTTTTTGACGACAGGTGAGCGTTCACGCATAGGCGGTGACATAGTTGGAGTAGGTGACGCAGGCGCGTTTCGCCCCGAACTAATTGGCCTTGCTGGTGCTGTTGAAAACGTGATGGCACCGTTCGGTCCGCCTGAGTCGGAACTGGAGGCGGTCAAGCGTTATCGTAAAACCGAGAAGGGGCTGTATGAAGCCAAGCAGGTTGCTGAAATCAGCCCCAGCACGGGTCTGACTGCTCAGTTGAATCCGCATAACATTCAGCGCACTGGCGTCAGTTTACTGTCGGGTGCCAAGGTCAACAGTACACGACACGACACGACGACCTCTCCAAAGTATTACAATCAACTGATGGAATCCAAGCACGATGCTACGGAACAAGGCATGCGTGGCGCTATGCGTAATGCTGTTGCTGACGGCTATGAGTTCAACAATACTATCGGTTCACGCAACGCATTCGGACCTCAATCGACTGAGACAGGAGTGATGCGCCGTGACCAAGATGCTGCTTTGCATCACCATCAGTTATCCGGAATGATTGGTGCGATACATCCACCTGCCAACCCTTCGTTCCAAGAGGATGTTCATCATCCTCACAGCATACACCCCGATACAGAGATGGCTGCGGACCGTGACGAACTCGGAATGTTGCAGGGAATTACGCAAGACAATTATGATAACGATTTGAAGCAACTTCAATCGCTGCGCGAGAAAGCACAAGAGAAGCGCATGCTTCTTAGCAATCTGAAAAACAACCCACCAAAACCACCCGCTGTTCTTGGTATGAATGACGAATCGATGGCGTGGTTTTTAGCCTCGCAAGAGCATGAAAACAAAATTAAGGACGCCGAACGAGACGCAATGTTGGCCGAGGGTAAGGTCGGCGCGCACATAAACAGAAAAGAATCCAAAGACGGACCTACTGTTGGTGAGCGTATGGTGGAATACAACCAAGCCGAGGATGAACTCAACGCACTCATCGAACAGCAAGCGCGTGGTATACCTGTATCGGAAGACGAAATAAACGAAGCGCACGAGCGCTTAGAGGCTATCGAACAAGAACACTATTCTCCCGTCAAGGGAAGACATCAGAAATACTTGAGTGATAAGGGAAGGACACTACAAGGCAAAGTGCGAAGTCACATCAATGCAATCGAGAACGTAGCCAAACAAGTGCTTGCTGAGGCTGAGCAACAGGGTTTTGATTTGTTTTCTATGGCACCGCCTGACACCGTCATGGCGTGGGCCATGAAGACAGCAAACGACATTCTTGCTACTCAAGACCAAGATTTTCACGGACAAGAAGCACTGTCAGCGGGAGTGGTACGTGAGAAAACGCACGTAAGGCACGACGCTATACAAGACCAAGTCAAAGCCTTCATGGACACAGATGATGCTCACGAAATCGGACCAAACGAAAACGTGGACAAAGCCACAGCCCGTGTGTTTGGCGAAGAAGCATCACCCTATCAGCGAAGGATGATTCAACAAATCGTAACTCAGGCCAGTAAGCAAGGTACGCCTGTAAGAATTGCTACGGTGCAAGACCTCATAGCAAGTTTACCCATGGGAGTTTCAGATACATTAGTTGATGATTTTCACGGACTTCTTGACTATCCTCACGACAGGGAAGGTAACTTTGAGTTGGGAACTGTCCGAGCACATCCTGATAGAAAGAGGAGAGGGGCTAACAGCCTAAAGACCAACCCCACAATGGTCGCAGCATCGGCAGTATCACGGATGCTTGAAACGTTGTCGGACCGAGGTTTGGAGATTCAAATACCGAACCAAAAGAATAAAGGTCAATTAGATAGACACTATACTGGCAAAAATGTTAGTCATAGATTAGCAGGCAAACCACTCATAGACGAAATAAAGATGCACAGGCTTACGAATTTGCTTCATGGAATTGTGGTCGATGACGGCTCAGTTGAGTACGACCCAACGCATGAAGCCTCCAAAGAAAGGTTTGCACTTACGTCAAAGCCGATAGGTCGCGCATCGCATCCTGATACAGAAACATCCATCATGTCGATTTACAATTCTGATGGGCTGCGTTCTCACAAAGGGCACATGCACGAAGTTCCGTTCCGCATGGATATAAGAGATGGTCGTATGCAGTTTCGACCACAAACGCCAAAGAAAATGCGATTGGTCACGCCCATGGGGGGTTCAGTAAGGAAAGTCTTACCTCAACAATACCATGGTCACTTTGGTGCACACAACGATGACCGTTCGGTTGAGCGACAACCAAACGCCACACGCGCTAATCGAGCCCAAACGACTTTGAGTGACAACCTACTGGACATATCGACGAAGATGGATGGACCTGCATTGTTGGCTTCGCTGACCAACCCTGATTATATTCGTAAGGATATGCCTGAGGGCTTGCCGTCGCTACAACCGATGCATCGTATCTTTGATGTTGACGACCTTGAACACCTGCGTGGGTTCACAGGCGACTGGGTCGTCAGCGACTATCCTGAGGGCGAGCGAATGTTCGTTACAAAGAAGGATGATGATGTCGAAAGTAAGGGTTCACTTACTGATGAAGAGAAGAAAGCGTTCAAGCAGGTATCTGACAAGGACTTTTTAGTCGACGTTATACGACGTGAGAGTGGACTGTACATCTTTGAGGTCATCGAGTACGATGGCAAAGAGGTTCACGACATACCAATTCAAGAACGCATCAAGTTGTTGCGTGGTATGTTGCAAAGCGTCGAAGGCGTCGAAGCCCCAAGCGCATCCGATACCAAGTTGACCGATGATGTCGGACTGGCTGACGCTATCAAGAACATTGAGAGCGACCGTATCTTATTGCGTGACGCAAAGTCCACGTACATGAAAGGTGAAGCACGCCATCCCAAGTGGGTTATGTATCAGAAAGGTAACGATGTCACACTCATGGTGCTTGAGCGAAGAGGCGAATCGCCGTACACGTATCGACTTGGTACAGGTCCAATCATTCATGGAGAGGACTTGGGTGACCGTGCAGTAAAGATTGAGGATGACATTTACATGGACATTGGCGCATCGTTCAATGCTCCTGAAAAGTATGAGGTTGGTGATTATGTCAAGGTCAATGTCACAAGCGTAACAGAAGGTGAAGCATCTGAAAATCAAAAGGTGTATACTGTTCACGCACCACGCATCGAGGGTGAGGCCGAGGGCGAACCACTGGTCAGCACAGAGAGCCTTGCTATGTTAGCAAAGGCTGATATGACTCAAAGTCCACTCAATATCTATAGAAGCGACCGTCACATTCGTGTATCGTTTGAAGCAGGCGATGTTCTGTATAAGGCAACCACACGTGGTCCGTACTGGACTGTGCACACACCCGTAGCCGACAATGACTATCTGATTCGTTTGTCTGAAAGCCAACGACCGTTTTGGTCACCCGTTGCTGGCGTCATGCTCAAAGGCGACTTTTCTATAGAAGAACGAGAGGACAAGGCTGAGGTTCACGAAAGCAAAGGTGACGGTAAACCACTTATCCCGCCAAGAAAAATTCAAGATACGAACAGGTGGGACAAAGAGAAGAATAAGGTTATGAAGAAGGGTGTAGAACTTCTTGAGCGACTGTTGGCAAAAAGCGGAGTAGGACAAGTGGGTGCCAGTATGTCAGGACCCAAAGGACTCGGTATAGACTACGGTACACCAATCCAATCACCAACAGGTCCAACCAACCCTGATGATGCAAAAACCATGCCTGACTACGACGTGCGTGATATTGAGCGTGACAGGAAGGATGAAGAGGAAGAATCGAAGGACGTCGAGGAAGTTGATAGTAAGTTAGAACTTACAGAAGATAAGGCTGTCTACCATATCTGATTAAATAGAATGACACCTGTAAGGACTACAATGGTCATGGCATCGCCACTACAATCCGCCCGATTTGAAGGCGGTGGCACTATATCGCTCCTCAAGAGCGACAATGGCCTTGTTATTGCAGGCTATGCAAGCGTCGAAATGGTCGACAAGCAAGGTGACCTTATCACCACAGGTGCACTCAAGGGTGCGTTTGACAGTTTCATGAAGGCGGACGGATTCCGCAATGTACAACTCGCACACTCCAACATCCAAGTTGGAGAAGTTATTCCACAGTACACTGACAGCAGCGGTCGACTGTGGAAGTCCGGTGTCGATGATGCTGGACTCTTCGTTGTCATCCAAGTACGTGATGACATCGAAAAGGCTCGTGAAGTAGCCAATGAAATTCGCAAAGGCGCCCTTCGGGGTTTCAGTATCGGTGGACAAGCATTCAAGCGAATGCGAAAGGCCGATTCGGAACACGGTGATTACACCGAGATTTCCAAACTGGAACTTCATGAGGTAACGATTTGTGAAAAAGGTATAAACCCGGAGGCGACATTCCGTATATTGAAGGAGGACACAACAATGACCGAAAACACAGATATGAACACAATGAGCGAATTGTCGTCCGTCTTGGACCGCATTAACACCCGTCTCGACGTTATGGAGAAAGGTGAACTTCCTAAGGGCTTGAGAGAGCACATGAAGGATAAGAAAGACGACAAGGATGAAGACAAAGGCAAAGAAATGGCTAATGACAAAGATGACGAAGAAAAGATGTACGGTTCCGAACACAAAGGTATGCACGGCGACACCGAAAACAAAGGTGTGCACGGCGACATGGAAAAATCTGAGTACTCTGATGTCATTACCCAAGACTACTTGCACTGGATGGAAAACACCTTGAAGTCGGGTGGCGTTGATATTAACAGCGCTCGTGCACACTTTGATGCACTTGAGAAGGCACAACTCGGTGGCTTCGACAACCCATCTTCCATTGACGGTGCCGATTACTTCGGCGGACAAGTACGTGGCCGAGCACAAGAAGGCGGTAACCCATCTACTGGCGCAATTGGCAAACTCAACAGCGGCTCCAAAGCCGATGTTGCAAAGGGCTACTTGTCTCCTGAGGACCTCTCCCCTGCTGACCTTGAGCAAGCATACGCTGCTTACAAGGCTGCTTCCATTGAGAAGCAACTCAAGGGAACTCTCAGCGAAGTCTTCGCTGACCGACTCGCCAAGGAACAGCGCAGTGAGGCTGAAAGCCGACAAGCACAAGCATTCGATGCTCGTGCTCCACTCGCATCAATCGAAAAGGCAGTCGCTGCTCTAAGCGACCGAATCGATAACCTTGCATCAGGTGCAACTGGAACAACCATCCAAAAGTCCGCACCTGTTTCTAACGTTGAAATTCCTTCCACTGTTGACATGGCAAACATGTCATGGGAAGAAGTACACAGCCTCGCAGGAAGTGTATTCCACAACTGAATGGAGTGATGAAGAATGGCAAGAAACTATCTAAGAACAGTAACCGACATGGAACGCTACTACTATGGTGCAGGCTCAAACATGGGCTTCCACTACTCAGGTAGCGAACTTTTGAAAGCAGACGCACCACTATTGTCCACAACTGCTGGTACCTACCAAGCAATCTATGGACGAAAGGTTTGGAGCCAGTTGAACCAAGAGTTCAACGCATTCTCCATCCTTCCTAAGAAGCCTTGGGACCGAAGTGGATGGCGTGTCGTAACCGCACGACCTGACACCACCAAAGGTGGAGGTATTGCGGAGAACGGTACACTACCGGACACCACAAAACCAACTTTCCAAAACATCGCTGCAAAGCCTAAGACCATTGCACACACCTTCGACATGAGTGAAGTTGCAATCTTCCTCAACGACAAGGATGACGGTCTCGGCGACATTCGCAGTGTTCTCAAGGAAGAAATGGGTAAGCACCACGCTGAGGAAATCAACAAGATGCTCCTCCAAGACGTTGACACACCTGCTGGCAACGATTACGAGTCACTCGACCGTGTCACCGCTGCAAGCACAATGGACAGTACTGGTACTGGTCCAGTCGCAGCAGGCTCTCAGACTACAAACACCGCACACGTTAGTGCTGCTTCTGACCTTGACATTTACAGCATTGACCGAAGTGCAAACACTTGGTCTGATGCTGAGATTAACGTCGCATCCGATGCAAGCCTTACAGAACGCACACTCAGCCTCGACCACCTCGACGACATCTTCCAAAAGATTTGGGTACGTGGTGGAAACCCCAAGGTTATCCTCACGGGATATGATACATTGATGCGAATTCAACAACTCCTCCAGTCGCAACAGCGATTTATGGAAGAGAAGCGTGTCACCCCTACCTTCAACGGTGTCAAGGGTGTACCCGGCGTTGAAGCAGGTTTCATCGTTGCTACTTACAACGGTGTTCCAATCATTCCATCCAAGGACGTCACAAAGGACGGTATCAGCCGTATGTACTTCTTGGACACTGACTACATACACTTTAGTGTCGCAAAACCAACTCAATACTTTGAGTCCGGTATCGAAACTGGAGACCCATTCGCCATCAACCGCCTCGGTCAAGAAGGACTTTACCGAACCATGGGTGAAATTTGGACAACTTTCTTTGGAGGCCACGGTTCAATCCGAGACTTGGCTTGAGGTTTGATGGAGATAACACACAGGAGATGATGAAATATGGCAACACAAACAGAAGTACACAAAGGCATGACAATCAGTTACGAAACTGGTGACTTTACTGACGGAACCGTCGACGTCCTCTTGGACCTTGACTTGCGAACAGGAACTCCAATCGACGAGACTGCATGGTTGAACGGTAACTCCGGTGGCTCATACCCCGGAACACTTACTGGATTCACTGCAAACAACGCCGACGGAAACGCTGCTGGTAGTATGCGATTGATAACAGTCGCATTTACACTTGCTGACGCTGCTGAGCAAACAATGGTTTTCACAGCAGGTGTTTCAAAGGTAATCGGTATTCTTGGCTCTACCTTCGCAGTAGCGGACAAGACACTATCGGCAACTTTCACTAACGAAGGCACAGCCGCTTTTGCAAACAATGGTGGAGCGCTTCCGTGCCTCACCCTTCACGGCGAAGCCGCAGGTGCAGGGACAGTCACAGCGATTGTGCTCAACTGAGGTGCTTAACAGTGCCTACGATAACGTCACTGGGACCGTATCACACACGTACAGTTCCCGGTATGCGCCGAACCTAC